GCGGTTGCACCTTTATTTGAATCTGGTATGATATATGCTCCTGAGCAAAAATTTGCTGAGGAGGTCATAGAGGAGTGCGCGTCATTCCCTTATGGCGATCATGATGACCTTGTGGATTCCACGACACAGGCGATCATGCGATTCAGGCAGGGCGGCCTGATCGGTCACCCTGAAGATTATGTGGATGAAAAGGCAGAACCCAAGAATAGGATTTATTACTAATGATAAATAAGATTATCAGAAACTTTATCGCTAAACAGATGGCCGGTCGTTCTGATGACGGCATCATGATCACATTAAAAGATCCACAGAGAGTTACCTTGGGTGAGAATATATTAGCAGATACATTGATGCGTTATGGCATCGATCCAGCAGCCATTACTAGTGAAGCACAACTAAAAACAATTTTACAACAGATAAAAAATACCCAAGCAGCAGAAATAAGAGATGCAGGAATTAGAAACACAACATCAGCAAAAATATTTAACATAGAGGGACAGAAATTAGATCCTAACAAACCGATCATTGGTGGCACTCAAACAGGTAAAGAATTAAGTCCAGAACTTTCTAAAAGATTAAGTGGCACAGAGGTTGAGAGAATAAAACAAAAAATTGCAGATAAAAAAATAGACGATGATCTACCACCACCAGGAAGCAGAGGTGGTAAGGATGATATCGCGGCACCGGTACAATCTTCAGAAGAATCATTACGAGATATGATTGTAGCAGAGAACAAAAAGAATATTGATAAAATGAAAAGAAAAAAAATGTTGGATGAGGCAATTGATAATGTATCACCATCACTTACTGGTGATAGAAAATATGATGCAGATGTAGTTGCAGCAGATTTAGCAGAGCGTATGGGATTAGTTTATGATGACATGCCAGTAAAAGAGAGAATAAAATTATATGATGAAGCATACACAGGTTTGACTAAAAAGAAATTTGATCCACCAGAAGAAAAAGCAGACGGTGGACGTATTGGTTTAAAAGTTGGTACAGGTAAAAAATTTTTACAAAAAGTATTTGGTTTAGAAAAGTTTGAAGAGATGAAATCAAGAGATCCTGAAATGTATGTGGGTCTGTTAGAAGTTGTCGACATGTACAGAAAAAGAGACAAAGAAGGTTTGAAAATGTATCTACAAAAATTCTTACCACATATGGATGATACTGAGATAGAAGATTTTATTAGAGGTAGTGATGGCACGGAAGGTTTGATTGGAGAACTGATTAGACTAGGCAGTGGTCGAGACTATGCAGGTAAAATCGAGATGATGAAAAAAGCTAACGAGATGAGAAAACTTGATAACTTAGAAGTTACTGATGACATGAAGCGTAAACCAAATGCAGATGGTGGTATCATGCGTCTTGGTTTCAAAGATGGCATGAACAGAAGAACGTTTATGAAAATATTCAGCGGTCTTGTAGCTCTGCCTATCATAGGTAAAGTTTTTAAACCATTAAAAGTTGGTAAAACAGTAACTAAAGTTCCAATCATTAAAACAGATAATGTTGCAGGTAAACCAGAGTGGTTCGATCAGTTGGTCAACAAGGTTATACTCGAGGGTGATGATGTTACCAAAAGATTTGCAACTAAAGACAGAGAAATTGTACACATGAAAAAAATTGATGATAACAATACTGTAACAGTTACACAAGATCTTGACGAAGGTGCTGTAAGGGTTGAGTATGATAGTCCTGCAAACACATTTGAAGACACAGTCCAACTACGATATAAAAAACCTAACCCTGATGAAGGAGATCCAAGACCATCAGCAGAGTTTGATGTGGCAGAGTCAGGTCCAGTTGGAAGAGTAGATGGCCCTGATGATTTTAGTTTAGATGTAGATGAGGTTAGTGGCACAAGTATTAAAGATCTTGATTCGGATGTATCCATACTAAAAACATATGCAACAGGTGAAAAACCTACTATGAAAGAACTTGTTCAAAATATAAAAAGAAAAGATAAAGCTAAAAGAATAACAAAAGATCCCGAAGCTCAAAACGATGCTGTGATTAGAAGACAAGGAGATTATGATCCTAGTTACGATGACTATGCATCAGGCGGTATCGCCAGAATGTTAGGTGAGTAATGGAAGACCTACAAGATAAAATTATAGAGTTGATGGATCTATTTGATGATGAACAAGTCACAACAGCAGACAAGATAGACAGACCACAGAGAGCATTAGACAGAGAAGCTATCGATGATTTCATGGACCGTAATCCAATGGCAGGTGGTGGTATGTTAGTGCAACCAAGTGCTGATGGTCGTAGACCTGGGTATGCTGTGTCTAAGACAGACAATAATAAATACAGAGTAACAGGTGAAAGAGGAGGTGTTAACTATAGCGATTGGGCAAGAGAAAATGATGTGCCAATACGTTTTTCGAATAAAAAAGAAGCAGAAGCTGCTCAGAAAAAATTTTATAAATCAGTTCCTACATCATATTCTGTTACAAAAGAAGCTTGGACAAATGAAATGACCTCTTTAACTGAGAAGTTTAATAAAATGGTATTGAAAGATTTTGAAAAAGGAAACATGTCTAAAACTCCAAGGTTTGCAACTTGGTTAAAAAATCAAAAATTAAAAAATGCAGGTGTTAAATTTTTTGAAACTCAAGCACCAAATTTTGGTGTTATAAATGTTGGTAATCAAAAATTAAAATTAGCTACAAAATTAATTGAAGGAGCAAACAATGGTTTAAAATTTGTACCATGGATGAATATTCAAAAAAAATTAAGTCCTGGTGAAGTAATAGATACTAGAACTTGGAGAAACTATATTGACGACTTAGATAAGCCTGCTGATAAAGCAAGTAAAGCTTTTGATTACATATACAATAATAATGTTGAGTTAAAACTTCCAAAAAATTTAAGCCAAACAATGAAAACAGAGGGAAGCATTTTAAGAAAAATAATATCTGATCTTACTGAAGTTGGTTTAGGACCAATTAGAAATGGTTTAAATAATAATAAAAATTTTATTAATAATTTAGACAAAATAAAATTTGCTAACCAAGGTAATCTTTGGGCAGATTCTGAAGGCACTACTTTAAAAGAAGTATTAGATAATGCAGACTACAGAATGAAAGGCAATATTAGTTGGACCTCTGATATTAAATTATCAAACAGGGCTAACAAAAATGTATTTGATTATGCACTTAGAAATTTTAACTATCATCAATTAAATAAGACAGGCGAAGGCACAATACAATTTTATGACAAGAAAACTAATAAACCTATTGATTGGAATACTCTTTCTAAAAACAAAAATGGTTTTAGGGTTTTAAAACCAAATAGCGTTTATTTTATCGACGCTAATGATCCTAATAAAACTAAATGGGATATGTCATCTATTGATTCAGATAATAAAAAATGGAAAAATAAAACTGGTTCATCGGGTTTGTTCGATGAGGTATTTCAAGCTAAAGATACGTACGATAAGTTATTATCTACAAAAGTTACAAATCCTAAAACAGGAAAAAAAATTAGTTTTGGTAAATTAATGCAAGACGTTTATCAAATAGGTTTTAATAATTTTGGTAATCCATACGCTATAGATCACAAGGATGGTGTTGCAAACAATCCTTTTAAAAATTTAAGGATCGCATCACAAAGAATTAACTCTGCATTGTCTGCATTGAATAGAGATACTACGTTAAATAAATTTACCAAAGATCAATTATTTAAAGTTTTAAAAGAAGGGACTTTTGATCCTAATCAAAAAAATGTTATAGATACAATTATTCAAGGCACTGCACCTATAAGAGAAGATGTTTTAGTTCAAGGCACAAAGTTTGATCAAAGCGAACTGGACATGGCAAAACAAAAGTTTTTAACAAACTTAGATAAAAATAAATTTAGAAGAGTTTCAAAAGTTTTAGTTGACGCTGCAATAGATGGTGGTTTTGGAGAAACTGTTCAACAAATTTGTATGAGAAAGAAAGCCAAAAAAGGTGGCCGAATGTTTTTAAGTAATGGTAGCGGTTGTCCTGCAGCAGACCAAGATCCAAAAGGATTTTTAAGAAGTGTATCTGAAAGTCCTGTTCTTAAAAAATTTTTTACATCTAGCACTGGTCAGAAAGCTGCGGCTGCAGCAGCAAGAGTAACTGGTAATGTTTTAAATCCGTCAACGTTGATTGGTGGTGAGGTTGCTTTTGTTTTAGCAGATGGTTTTAATAATTTTAGTAAAGGTATGGACTTAGCAGAATCTTTTGACAGGGCATTTATATTTAAAGATTTTAAACAGTTCGATAAAAACATAATGGAACAAGCAAAAAATCTTGGGTACGATGAAAATCAATTAAACCTTTTACAAGAAACAATGAACATAAATAGATTAGACAATAGACAAAGAGCTTTACAATATGGATTAGATAACGAAACTCCAGGTAGTGAAGATCTAACCATGGGTTTTACACAAAGATTAGCAGATACAAAAAATATGTTAGATAAGTCTGTAACCAGCTACGTAAATACTCTAGATAAAATGGGATTTGATTTAATGAAAGAATCTACTTTTGACACAGGTTTTAATTATTTAGACAATGTATTTAAAAAGAAAACTCAAGAAGAGTTACTAAAAACTTATGACAAAAGAAAACGACAAGTAGATCCAACAAGCGGTACATTAGGAAACATATTAGACCCTATCTTAGATGTTGGTGCTTACACACAGCCTTTGAAATTTGCAGCCGACGTAGTTAACCCTTTTACAAAAAATGTGCCGTTGTTATCTGATCGTCAAAGAGAAGCAAAATATTTACGAGAGATGGATCCAAGAGAATTATATTTATATAACAAACAAAGAGGATTTACTTTGGACGATATAGAGGCAGGAACATCTCCTCAAATAAGACAGGTGATGGATCAACTAGGTGGAGCTGCAACAGGACAAGGGTTTTTTCAATCATTTAATAAAGGTGGACGTGCAGGTTTAAAAAGTGGCTCAGTTAGAAAAGGTGTGTTGTCCTTGATAGATGACAGTGTAAAAAAAACACCAAAAGATACAACTTCAGACTTAACTAAACTAATTAAAGAAACACTTGAGGAAGATTTCTTTGATAAAAAAGATAGAATTGTAGAAACATTAAACTTTAAATCTGCTAGAGAAAGAAAAAACTTTCCATACAATCAACAAGTTTTTGAAGAACCAAAAGATTTAGATTTTTACAGAGACATCAAAGAATCTAATTTTAAAACAAAGACAGGGCCTTTCTTTGATTACCAAAAACGAAAAAACAAAGCAGGCGGTGGTTTATTAAAACAAGCAGGTGATAGATCAGGTCCGCCACCAGAATCAGGACCAAACTCACAAGGGTTGCAAGGTCTGATGAAACGTGGTATGAAAATATAGGAGTATTAAATGGCAGAAATAGATAAAGGACTCCCGAACACTCGTACGAAACTTGACATCCCTTCAGAAGAAGAGATGGCAGAAGAAGTTAGTGTTCAGGAAGAAGAAGCAGAACAAAAAGGACCCGTAGAGGTCATTCCAGAAGAGGACGGCGGCGCAACGATAGACTTTGAACCGGGAGCTATAAACATACCCGGAACAGAGAATCACTTTGATAATCTAGCAGACATATTACCAGACGAAATACTAGATCCGATCGGTAACGACATGGTTCAGAATTACATGGATTACAAAGCATCGAGAAAAGATTGGGAGCAATCTTATAAACAGGGGTTAGATCTTTTAGGATTCAAATACGAGAATAGAACAGAACCGTTTCAGGGAGCATCAGGTGCAACACACCCGGTGTTGGCTGAAGCAGTCACACAGTTTCAGGCACAGGCGTACAAAGAATTATTACCAGCGGACGGACCGGTTAGAACACAGGTCATAGGTGTACAGAATCCTGCAACAGAACAGCAAGCTACACGTGTAAAAGATTTTATGAACTATCTGATAATGGATCAGATGAAAGAATATGAGGAAGAGTTCGATTCGATGTTATTTCATCTACCACTAGCAGGATCAACATTTAAAAAAATTTATTATGATGTATCGCTAGCAAGAGTGGTTTCCAAATTTGTGCCGGCAGATGAGTTGGTTGTTCCGTACACTGCAACAAGTATCGATGATGCTGAATCAGTTATACACATTGTCAAGATGTCAGAGAACGAATTAAGAAAACAACAGGTCAATGGTTTTTACAGAGATGTAGAATTATCACCACCGTCAACGGTAGAACAAAATGAGATAGAGAAAAAAGAAAGAGAGTTGGATGGCACTAAAAAATCTGGTAGACAGGAATCTATCTACACGTTGTTAGAGTGTCATGTTAATCTAGATTTAGAAGGTTTTGAGGATCAAGGATCTGATGGACCAACAGGAATAAAATTACCCTACATAGTAACTGTAGAAGAAGGTAGCCGATTAGTTCTCTCCATAAGGAGAAACTATGCGCCCGATGATCTAAAGAAAAATAAGATCCAATATTTTGTCCACTTCAAATTTCTGCCAGGACTAGGATTTTATGGCTTT